ACCATCAATTGTTAAAGCCATTCTGTAAGTGCCATTGTAACCAGTGGATGAAAAACCTAAACCAGATAAATTCCATCTCCATACATTAGTAGCAGTGTTTATATCGCCAGTATCACATATTACCAATTCGGTAGGTTGACCAGTTGTTTCATCTAATATTGTTATAACTGTTCCACCTTGATTTCCAGTAATTAAACTACTTGCATTTGCCACTGCCATTACTAAAGTTTCATATGACCTTGCTATTGCTTTATCCAAAGTTGAACCACCAGTTAAAATTATATCTGTAGTATTTTCTTTTGGAGCATCTACTTTGAACACACTTTTCATTCCACCATTATAAGAGAATGTGTGATTTAAGATTGCTAGTGTTCTAACATTCAAATCAACATCTGTGAACTCTACATAATCACCTACTTGTAAATGAGGCATACCTTGTGCAATCATTGTATATGAATAATATTCCAAAGGAAATTCTCTATCAAACAGAACTTGTAAATTAGCACTAGTTTGAATTGCACTATTCTCAAACTTCAATGCGAATCCAGTTCCATCTCCTGCCACAATCTCTGTTGCATCTTCATCTGTTGGAATGGTTAACTGTGAAATCTTAATCGAATTGTCACTCGTTAGTTTAAAATCAACATAGTTATTTGCATCAAAGGCAAAACCACTTGTTGTTAAGAATTTGAACTCAACTTTACCTTCTGTATTTATAACTGCGTTTGTTGTACACAATGATGCAATCATACCTAAAACTTGTCTTACAGTTCCTTTTGGTGCTATATCAAACTCAACACTTGGTAGTGTCTGTGAAACAAATGATAAACCATAAGTTGAAGTTAATTCCACAAGCATGTTTTGGATTGTATTTGGGTAACTCAATAATGTGTCATATCTCAAATCATCATAACTTGCCATCATATCCAAACTATCTATTGTTATGGTTTTCTTATTCTTTGTTATATCATCTTGATTAGCATAGAACTCACCATGCTTAACCCATTCATATACTCCACCACCAATATCAATAGCAGTATATGGTCTTATTGGAATACCTATTAATATCTGTGGTAAACGACTATCCTTCACCATTGTAAGTGACATACCACTTGATACAACCCCACCTAATGTTGGCATATCATTGGTTCCAAAAGAACTTTGTAATGAGAAATCTACAAGTGTATCTAGTTCATTTGTTTCTATTGAACTAAAAGTTTTATAATTAAACCAATCGCTTGATTGTATTAATAAATCCATATCTTCTTTTGATGGTTCATTTCCCTTACCGTACATATCTGTTAAATTAATAACTATACATTTTGATATATCCACTTGTTCTGTAGTTCCAGTAAAAATTGTAGATGTTGGAGAAACACTCATTAATTGTGGTCTAAATATAATATTTGGAGAAGTAGCACTAATATCAGTTAGGGTATATGAAAGTGATACATATCCATCTGACTCAACTATAGAACTTGTACTATGCTCATAACTATTACTTATCCTTCTATTGTAAATATTTAATATTACTTTTGAATTAATAAAGTTATCAGCATAACATGAGTAATAATATATATCTTCTGCTCTTAATCCATAGCTAATATCTTGTTGCATATAATGTTCTCCACTAGAAGTATCGGTTATAAGTGATACTTTATTATCCAATTGAGTTCCATTCGTTCCACTATATGACCATAAACTACCATCTGAAAAATCACCATTAAGCATTACATTATTAAGAACTCTATCTCCACTAAATGATGTTGGAACATTACCTATTCCATCAAACCAACCGACTTTAGATATGAGTTCATCCATATATTCTTTGCTTGGTTCGTTTCCTGCACCATAAGTTGCAGTTAAGTCAATGATTGCAACTTCTTTTATTTTAAACACATCACCAGTAGTATATCCACTTGATGCATCATGGTAAAATACAAATGCAGATGAACTTATTCTTGTTGATATTAAACTTACTGTATTCCAAATATTCATAGTTGTTGGAATTGTTTCTCTTGAATCATTCCAACCAATTTTAATATCATTACTTGCATTTGGAAAAAACTTTATATTACAATAATATTTATTTCCAATAACACTATTAGGTGGACTTGTATATACTCCTACTGCTTCAGTAAAACTAGTAGGTTCTACTAATAATTCATTATTTAATACCGAAAGAGTTGTTCCATTTGTACTCCAATAACTAGTTGAATCACTAAAATCACCATTCGGAACACTATTTGTTATTCCAATATTTCCAATACCAACTGACCCTTTTGTCAACCTACTTGGTTCTTTTATTTTTGTTAAAAATTCTTGTGATACATTATACATTATTCATTCCTCCTATTGCTCTATAAATTCCATGCTTAATCCTTCCCATAATATTTCCGTTCCACCACTTCCATATCTATATATAGGAGAACTTCTATCCCCAACATAAAAAGTTTTAGTAGTCATGCCCAATATTGGGTCTTGATATGTCATTGAAAAGAATACACTTGTTACTGCATTGAGTAAAATTGACATTTCCATTTGTGTCATTGGTGGGAATTTACAACTTACTTTTCTTTTAACACTTATTCTATCTCTTAGTAAATCACCCTTTGCATTTCTTATTGATTCACCATCTATATCTCCAATATCAACTTGCATTTCACTTGGAGTTTTTATTTCTGTTATACCTATTGTTAATAAAGCCATCTTAATACCTCCTTAAAGTAATAAAAGGGAAAGGCCACAATCACCTCGCCCTCTTAAAAAATAAATAATCTAAACTATATAAAGGAGACTCAGATATGATGGCAACCACATCTGCTTCTATTATATAGTACCCTTTTTTTAATAAAGTTATTTCTTAACTGTTAAGGGTTCTTTTGTTATCAGTCTCAATATTGCATTTATAATTGTTAATGCCATAGCTTGATATTCAAGGTTAAAACTATCAGTTCCAGTTACAACTTGTATTAATATTGCAATGAACCCAATGAAGTTAATCCACAAAGTTTTACTCATATACCAATTTTTAGTCATCCATCTAACCTCCAAACACTCTTAGAAAAGTTACAAAATTACCTATAATCCAAGGAACAACAAAACCAACTACTGAACCAATTATTGCTACTCTCCAAAAGGAGTGAATTTTCTTCCATTCAATAAATGGTGCATCTCTCAATTGAATCATTACTGCGTGCGTTTCATCTAACCTAGCATTAATATGACCCAATTCAATTTCAGTTCTTATTCTCGATTCTCTACCACTTACAAGTTCATCATTCCTAATTTTATTTTCGACTTTCATTTCATCAAAATCATCCTTTAGATTATCAATTTGTAATTGAATAAACTTTTCTTCCATTATTTACACACCCTTTAATTATACCCAACCTTTCAGTTGGGCATTTTATATTTAGCTTAAATCCACCACAACCAATACCACATAAACCATCACTTCCTTTTTTTTATACTAATATTATAAGTTTAATATCAACTTACCTTGTTGTCTAGTTAGTTTATTAATTGAATCAACTGCAACCCTTCCAAATTCACGTTCTCCCACTTGAAGAATAACTTCTATTGGAACATCACTTGAGCCACCATTACCACCTTTACCATTTAATTTAGAGGCTAGTGTATCAATCCATCCAGTATTATTCTCTAAAGGCATTACTGCTTCTTGACCATTTTCACCTACACCAATTGTTGTTGGAGTGTTAAACACCCCACCTTTAGCGTACCAATCAACTCCAACTGATGGAATTTGTGGTGGTGCTAGTGAGAATTTTCCACTCATTGAAAAGTGTGGTAATTTAAATTTAGGAAGTTTGATTTTCAATCCACCAAAGAACCCTTTTATTTTGGCAACTGCCTTTTTAACTAAATCAACTGCTCCATCTATAGGTTTCATTACTGCATCTTTAACTGCATTGAATTTATCCTTTGCACTCTGAACAACTTCACCAAATATTCTTGGAACATCTTTTGTTAAGAAATTAAAAGTCTTTATAATATTCTCAACTGCTTTGGATATAATCGAAACCACCAAGTCAATTCCAGGCTTTATGAACTTCCATATAGTCGCTATAGTATCTATAACTGCAATCACTACATCAATTACAAGTTTTATTGCTACAACTACTATTGCCATTGCAACTCCAATTATTGTTTTGATTAATGGCATAGCTTTCATTACAGTATCTTTCATGGAGTTAAACATTGGAACTACCTTTTCTTTAATTATTGTAATTAATTTATCGAATGAAGGTTTTATATAATTCCATGCTTTCAATATTGCATCCTTTATCTTTGGATAATTATCTACTACAAACCCTATTACCTTCTTCCAAGTTGGTATTACAAACCCAGTTATATAATCGGATAACAATTTGAACATTTTAACTGAAACTTCCATTGCAACTTTTATGATGTTTTTTATCATTGGAATGTTTGGTTGAATCCATGCCCACAACGAAGCTAGTGCAGGGAGAACAACGGTTTTCATTATAGTTCCAACAAATTTAAGTGCCTTTCCAATTACACCAAATACAACATCCATTATCTTTTGTATCATTGGCATATTAGTCATAATCCAAGATAACATTCCTGCGAATATAGGCATTAATTTCACACCAATCTGCGACGCAACTCCACCAATAACTCTTTTCATTGTGTCCATTTGGTCTGTGAATTTAACACCACTTGCTATTGCTTGGTCACTCAAAACTAAACCAAGTTCATTGGCTTTGTTCTTTAAATTCTCAACACCTTTTGCACTACCATTTATTAGTGGTAACATTTCTTGACCACTTTTTCCAAATATATCTTGTGCTAAACCAGCCTTTCTAGTACCATCTTCCATACCTTGTAAAGCAATTACACTCTCATTGAATATTTGCTCTTGTGATTTCATTGCTCCACTTGAATTTGTTGCAGATATACCAAGTTGCTCGAATGATTCCGCACCCTTACCAACTCCTTGTGCAGACTGTTGAGCAGATTGTGTCATTCGTTTCATGCCCATTTGCATACTGTCCATGCTTACACCATTTTGAGATAATACATAATCCCATTCTTGAAAGCCCTTCTTGGACATTCCCATTCTTTGAGACATCTTATCTATTCTGTCAGTGGCTTCGGCAGACTTAACTACCATTGCACCCAATGCAACTGCTCCTGCACCAATTCCAATAGCAATTCCTTTTCCTGCTTTACCAACTGCCTTACCTATTTTACCCATTCCCTTTCCGATACTAGCAGTTGCTTTCTTAGTTATATCTTTAAATTTCTGCATTTTATTCTTAGCTTTATTGACTTCACTTTGGACTGAATCAGTATTTGCAGTAATGACTACTTGTAGTTCTTCAACGGTCACTTAACATCACCTTCTTTTTTAAATTTCTTATTACTGGCATTTGTGTATTCCAACATTCTAGCTTTTGCAACTCTCCAATCTTGTACATCTTCTTGTTCAACTTCATCAAATAAGTTTGGAAACGCTTTTGCTAGACTTGGATAGGTTGCTTTTGAATCCATCAATCTTGAACAAGATATTCCAATAAGATTTGCCAAAGAATGATTTGCACTTGCAACTTCTTTAACTCTCTTATCTTCATTATCTCTATATGCTTTGATACTCATTGCAATCTCACCATAAGTTAAATCCCAATAATCAAAAACTCCTATGCCAATTTGCAATGCCAAAGGTAACATCTCATCAAAAATTTCTTCAAGTCTTTGTGGTTTTGAATCACTACTGCTTAAAGTTTTTTTTCTGTTTCAACTACCTCTGTTTCTTCAATCTTAAAGAATCCACTATTTTGGAATATATCCATTATTACTGGAATGAAATCTGTTAGGACATTTCCATCTTCTATAAATTTATCATATAAATCATATGTTTTATCTTCTGTATAACCCTTGTTGTATTTCTGTAAACTTGCATGAAACACTAAAATCATATCTTCCAATTTAGGCATTTGATTCTCTGTGTCCATAAATATTGATAAAGGACTTTTGCCAAGTTTTCTTTCCAAAGTCACACAACCTCTTGCATCTAATCTCAACTTTAATTCTTTTTTTCCTATTGTAATTTCTGTATATAACATTATTAAAAAACCTCCATATAGTTTATTTTATTATTTTTATAAAGAAAGGACACCGTTCTGATGTCCAAATTAATTATACTGTTGGGTTAACAACTTCTATCTCTGATGCTAGAGTAAACATTGCAGTAAATGTCAATGCATCTCCAACGGATGCCCCTGCTATTACTGTACTTACACTGGCAGAGAATTTAAACTCTGTAGTGTCTGGAAATATTACCTTCCAAAGTGTAACAAGTCCTACATCTTCAAAATCTTTAATCGTTCTATAGCAACCATTAACTCCATTATCATATAAGAATATGAACTCTAAATCGCTATACTCTTTTATTCCTTGAATATACTTCTTTGAACCATCTGCCAAAACAGTAACCTCTACTTTCTCAATTGATGCTCCTAAATCTGGTATCTCTTGTAGGTCTGCGATTGGAACATCTACATCAACATCAACTGGAACTGTATAACTGTTAAGGGTTATGCCTTTACTTAATATACCACTCATATTTTTACCTCCTTATTTCTGCTATTATGCAGGATTACTTACAACTATTTCTGAACTTAATGTGAACATTGCAGTAAAGGTTAAAGCATCACCGACACTTGCTCCTGCTATTACTGTTGTGACTGTTGCACTAAAATCAAATGTTGTTCCGTCTGGTAATTCTACTTGGAACGTGTCCTCTACTCCTGCATCTTCAAATGCTTTTAATACTCTGTAATTTGATGTTGCTCCACTATTATCATATAACAATACAAATTCTAAATCACTATATTCCTTAATTCCTTGTATATACTTTTTAGAACCATCTGCAAGAGTTGTTGTTTCAACTTTCTCTACAGTTGCACCTAAATCTGGAATCTCTTGAACATCTGTTATTGGAGTTGCAACCGAAGCCTCCATGCTATTTAGCACGATACCTTTTGAAAGAATACCACTCATAATTATTACCTCGCTTTATTTTTATTTTGTGTTAAAACCTAAACCCTTGTATCTTAAAATATATTGGCCAACACCATCATTGAATAATATTGAACCAAATTCTCTATCATATCCAATAGGTTTCATTTTTGCATCTATTAATAATGCATTTACCATTAACTCGTTATAATCTTTTGACCATACTTTGACCAAAATAATAACCTCACTATATTCCATACTATCACCAGTTAGAGTGTCCAAATTGCTATACTCCAAATAAGTTATGCAGGGCAAGATAGTTGATGAATTAATGAAGTTCTCTGGAAACACTTTTATATTCTCGTTTATTGCTTGGAGTTCTGTGTATACCTCTTTATTTACATTAATCATTACTTACCTCCCATTGCCTTTAGTATTTCTTCTGCTATGTCTTTTGTTATTTGATTTGCGTGTTCTTTTACTGATGGGTACATATATGGTTGAGCAGACATTTTGGTTGTTCCAAATTCAATTGCACTTGCATATTCCAAATTACTTCCTACTGATGCACTAAGATTAGCATTATCCATCTTGTGGGTTATACTTGCTCTTAACCTTCCAGTATCAACTGGTGCGTTCTCTTTTGCACTTGCTTCAACTCTTAATGCAGACTTTTCAAGACCTTTTAGAATTGCTTCTTTATCTCCAACCTTGTCTAGTGTTTTCATAAAGTTATCTAAACCTTTAATTTGAATTCCCATTAAATCAACTCCAATGTTAATTGTGCATATCTACCATCATTGTTGACAATCTTTATAATATAAGTTTCATCTGTTCCATTTAGTTTCATATCTTGAACCAAACTTTTATCAAGTGTTAATCCAATATGAGTTGCTTTAATATATCTTGGGTCTAATTCATTTAGTACTTTTGATAACAAACTTACACTAACATCAACTGTCATAATTCCAATATAAGTGGTGAGAGGTTGACCATAATTATCAACCCCAACTATTCTGTTCTGTTTAACAAACTGTTTCATTCTATTCCTAATCATAGAAACCTCACCTTTCTAAATCGGTTTAACATATCCATAACATCTTTGGAGTAACCATCAATGAAGGTTTCACTCACTCCACTATAACTTTGTGAGGATATACCTTCTGTTTTCAATTTGTTATACTGCTGAATCACCATCTTAACAACAGTTGAATCTAGTTTGATATCATAAGTTAGGAGATTGCAATAATCTGTGGCTTCAAGCATTGCACCACTCATTAATTGAACTATTATATTCTTATTGGTGGCATCACTCACTCCAAGATAACTTTCAATCGTACCTTCCATATCAACCATTTCAATTCAACTCCTTTATTACCTTATTTGGATTATGCTACTGCTTCTGTTAACACTACTACTTTTGTGTTATCTGTAAGAGCAACTAATTCAGTTTTTCTCATTATTACTGTATTCTTTCTTTCTTCTGAAACTCTTGATTGTTCAACTTCTGAATCAACTTTTGTGAAAAGAGTAACAGCTTTGTTTGTAGCAATATAGCAAGTGTCAGCAGGAACTAATTCAGAAACTACTACTGGTAATCCTGCTACAGAACCTATTTGACCATTGAAAAGAATTGCTCCCGCATTAGCAGTTTTGAAATCAGCATCTTTTCTTATATCAGCTTTAAGACCTAATCCAATAACAATGAATAATTGAGATTCATCTTCAACACCCATATCTGCTATACCATCAACAATGTCATCATAAGAAATCTTTTCTCCCATAACCCATGTTGCAGTTTGTGTACCTTTAGCTAATTCTGCAAAATATTTAGTGTTAATGTCATTTACCATTGTTGTACTTGCACCTTTCATTCCCATATCTAATAGTAACGGGTCTTGTGCTAATTGTTCATCATAGTAATCAAAAACTTGTTGAGAAACTGCAACTACATATGGAGTCGCACTAAAAGTTACTGCACCTCTTACTGTGTTAACATCTCCAACAGCAGACATTGTTTCAACTGCACCACTATAAGTGTACACGTTGATATTCTTTGTATCTCCTGCATTTGCTACAAGTGATGTGTCTAAAGTCATAAGACTTCTTGTTGCTAATTTTGTGTTCAGTAAATCTGTCATTTTAGATTCTAGTATAAAGTTTTCATAAACTGTATTCATTTGGTTGACCTCCTAAGTCTTATTGAAACTGCCAGTAGAATTTACCAGCAGAGTGTAGTTTACCCTTACAACACTTAGAGATTGAACCTTGGTCAATGCCAATCGTTCTTTCAACAGCACTTGCAGATTCCCATATTTTAATGAGATTGCATTGTAAGTCAAACTGTTTTACTGATTTGTTAATTTTTTGTATAACTTTTTCTATGCGATTACCATGATTTACATTATAACTACGAGTACACCATTCTAGGTTATTTGCATAATTATTAAGCTTTACTTCATCTTTATGATTTACCTCTGTAGTACCTACAGGCTTGTCACAGAAGTATAATGCTACTAACCTGTGAATTAGTTCTCCTTTACGTCTACCATTGTTCTGCATTAAGTTAATAACCATATAACCACTATTGTTAACGAATGGTTTCATAAGTCTTGTACTGTTACACACTCTACCCTTATTACTGATTTGAAATTTTGTGTTCTGAATATCCTTCCATACTTCTGCAAATTCCATTGCCATGATATTACCTCCTAGGTGTGTTCCAAATTATAGTAGATATTTACTATAACGTTTTACTTCTTTGATAATTCTTTGTACAGAGTTGGATTGTTTCGGTATAAGTTTGATTGTTCTGGTATACTTAATTTTGAGAATTTCTCCTTCGTCATTCCACCTTGTACTGTATTTCCTTGCTTTGGAGCAGGAGATGATATTTTCTTAGATACTGCATCACTTACTGCACTTTTGAATTGTTTGTCAAATACGTCAATGTTAGCCATCATAGTATCTGCTGATTCATTTACTATATAATCACTAAATTCAACTGGTAATCCTCTTGTAGCCAAAACCTTTTGTGCTTCTACTTTATTGGACATTAAATTGAAATCGGATTCTCGTAAGTCCATTGCCTTAACTCGTTCTTCATATTCATAAGTTTGTCTCTGTGTTTCATCCATTGCTTTTAATTTATTGGATTCACTATTCTTAGCACTCTGTTTATTAAGAGCATCTGAAACTCTCTTATCACCACTTCTTTGTAACATATCGTTTATTTGTGCTTCTGTGTAATTCGTACCTTGTATTTCTTCTTGTCCACCCTCTACATTTTCGTTAGTTTGAACATCATTATTTATATCTTCCATTATTAAAAACCTCCTTGCGAGTTGCAAATTTGCCCCTCTAAAATTGAGTTAATATCTCTATCCCCTCATTTGTCTTACTATTATATTATACCCAAGTTTTACTTATATTATGCATAGTGTATTAGTTGGGTGGTACACTAATCCTCAATGATTGGAATGATTGTTGACCTACAATTTGGATGCATTGGTGGAAAGTTAACACCAAGTTCTGCATCTTTAAATGATATAATATCACCATCTAATTCAGAACATATACTCGAAGTCCTTGAATCTTCTTCTGCTAAGAATTTATAATGTGTTATTCCTGCTTGTTTATAGGATGCCATTTGACCTTCGTTAACTATCTTATTTGTCTCTGTCCTAACCAATCTTGATGTGTTACTGTAACCACTATCCAAAGAATCTCTCATTGCTCTCACAACTTGGTCATTACTCTTACCACTTATAATTGAATCGGTTATATTCTTATTTAAACTCTTGGTCAATAAATCTTTATCCTTCCAAATAGAACTGGAGAAGTTACGACCTTTCCAATTTACCTTTATTGCTGATTCTACTTGTGATTCTGGTATAAAACCAAAACTTGAGCCAATTATAGCTGAGGTTTCGCTTCTAACGGACTTAAAGACCTCTCCTAGTGTCATTGTAAGGCTAGTTTGTTCCGTTGCTCCTAGCCTTATCATTTCCTTTGCTATAGTGTCACGCATGAGGGTATACCTATCCCCCTTGTATAACGCAGTGGCAGGAAGTTCACCGTTCTTTAAATCAGACTTCATACTTGCCAATAGTGTTAAAAGTTGCTTGTCAATAACCTCATATGCCTTGGTGTACTCTTTCAGTAGTCTTTTATCCAAGGCAATACCTTTTTCGAATTGGTTAGTGGCAACTTCTTCACTCGCCTTCTTCCAATAAGATTGAGATGCCATTATTTAGCACTCGTATCAGTATTTGATGTTTCTGCAAACATTGAATCAACCGAGGGAATGGCAACTTCATTCTTAATCAATAGAAGTTCATCTTGAACATTCTTAACAAATGGTACTTGTGCAATAAGAGTTTCTTTTGAGAGTAAGCCTCTTAATTTGTTAACCACATCTGCAATTTCAACTGAGTTGGAAGGAATGTTTCTAACGAATACTAATTCAATACTTCTGTAGTCGAACCCTGTAGAAGTCATACTCATAACATTTGATATAAGTTCTATTCTCCTTTGGATTCCTTTCTTGAATTTAGACTCTTTTATTGATGCAACATTTTCAAATCCCATCAACTTATATTTCATAGCAACTCCACTTGAAGTTCCTGCAAAGTTTTGGTCTGTGAGGTCTGGGCATTTTGAGAATTTGTGAATGTCTGAATCAATCCTCGACTTAAGGTTTTCTTGTGATGCATCATTTACGTTCTTTGTTAGAAATGAAGCACTAGCCCCTTGTGGTAATAACATTACACGATTCTCTTTCATTGTCTTAATATCCTCTGAATCTGCATCAACACCACTTAAAGAAAGATAAGCATCTGTAAAGGCTTCGAAATCATTGAGTGTATCACTCTCCAATTTATCATAAGAATCTATTAGGGGTATTACTAACTCAAAATCTCCTAACATTACACCATTGTTTTTATATTCCACAAAAGGAACTAATCCAAAATAATGAGGTTTTTCGGTTTGCATTTCAAATGTTGTGAAGTTATCCCCACCCTTGTAAATTGTTATTGAATCTCTTGAATAAACCTCTGCTATTGTATGTGCGTTCAATCCCATAATATCGGTAGCACTATAAAACCTTATGGTATATAGCAATTCTTCTTCTATTGTGTTGTCATAGATTGTTATAACTTCCATTGGGCTAACTTTCTTGAATCTTGTTGAACCTTTAAAATCTACGTACAACATTTCATATGCTCTACCATAAACACTAGCATCTTTACCAATCTCTGTGTTTTGGTCGGCTTCATTATTGAGTTCAAATATTAACTTTAATTCCTCTAATGCAACTTCTTCTGTTGTTGTTTTGTATCTAATTGGACTTCCAAGAAAATAACCAGTAAACATATCAGTTATAAAATTTGCATATGGATTTACTGCCTTATTGTTAGGCTTGGTTACATCCTCCATTGTTCTATTTAGAATCTCTTGATTACCAACGTAATATTGTCCCAAGTGTTCTAGTCTTGGTAGTTCGTTAATCTTAAACTCCTTTATCAAATACTCTATAATACTTGGGTTCATTGTTTGTGTTTCGTCTACTCTTATCATTTATAAAACCTCCTATAATCCAAAGTCAGATTTGCCAATGGACTTTAATTTTGTACCATGTGTCATATCGTCTGATAATGCGTATCTAATTGCATCAATTGTATGGTTGTTTCGGTCTGGGTAATTTGCTTTGAAATCCCCAAGGTTATCAATCTCATATTCATAGTTGAGAAATTCCCTTGCTATATTAATGCATCTTGAATTGTCTATAACAATAACTTCTAATGATTGTAAGAATTTAATGCCATAATCTATACTGTCCTTGCCCTTCTTAGCACCTTTAACTCTTAACCCATAGGATTTCATCTCTGCAATACTCTTTGGTTCAGCACTATCACAGTTAATCATTGTTCTTGCGTCCTTACGTTCATTGATTAGGTTAGTGGCATTTATATTTGATAACCCAACCTTGAATATTTCATCAAAGATATAGAGTGTCTTGTGCTTTCTGTCATAGTTACACCGAACATATGTGAATGGGTCAATGCTATAACCAAAATCTACTCCTATTCGTATCTGTTCAAACCCTTCTATTTCTTCATTTGTTATCGGTCTAATGTCTAAGTTGTTGAATATCTCGCCGCCAGTACCAGTAATTGCTCCAAGATACTCATGGTCATATGCATTATAGTTAACCTTCTTTAGATGTTCAGCTTCAACCATAAAGGCTTCACCCAACCAATCCTTAGGAACTGTTCTATAATCTGAATGATGCACAATTCTATCTTCTCTCTCAACCAACACTTCTGAATTAACCCATGACCTCTGACTTTTAGGTGGATTGTAAGAGTAAAATATTTGGAACTTCTCTCCACCACGCATAAGGGATTGGTTAATGGTTCTTAGTTCTTCTGGATTGTTGAACTCTGATACTTCTTCATACCATATATATTTGAAATAACCACTTCTTAACTTCGTGGACTTCAACTTCTTTGGCTTGTCTGCACCTCTAAATATTATCTTCTGTCCAGTAGGTTTGTAGACTAACTCCATTGGAGATACTTTCGCAACCCAATAATCATCTACTCCAAGAATATGAATTGCCCACATGAACTGCTCATATACTGAATCTTTAAGGTATAACCCTACTTTTCTAATAGCCATTGCATTTGCGTATGGGTCTTTCATTATTCCAAGTACAATCTCACCACTAACGAATGATGACTTGGTTGAACCCCTACCTCCTGCTAACCAATGATGTGTATATAACTCTTGTTTAATGTCCTTGTGTAGTCCAATAAAAGATGGTGAAATGACTGTGCTTAAATTAATCTTCGTCATCTAAATCATCTACTATCTGAACTGCCAAAGAACCACTAACTTCTAATGATTGCTTTTCATTATATAATCCACCCATTGCCAATAAAATCTTTCTATCTGAACCACACCTTGAATCCATAACTGCAAAGTTAATAGTAGCGTCTAATACTTCACTCATGCGACCTTTCATTTGGTCTAGGCACATATCATTAAGGAGTGTTGTGAACTCTATTTTAGCCATAGAATCATACCATGTTTTTCTACTTACTTTTGCTAATTTACACCTCTCCACAATATTGAGATTTAGATTGGTTGGGTCTAATTGAACTGCTAAAACCTTCTTCTCTGATGGTGTAGGCTCGTATTTGTATGAATCTTTCATTTATATCACCTCTACTTTAATTATTCCCCAAAAGAGATGATTTTAGTATTAGTTTAAATTTGGACAAAAGGAGACACCCCAAGTGAGCAACAAGGAGTGCTTGATTCATTATGATAAGCAATTATTCAAAGGGGGAAATCCAAGTGAACAATTACAATTTCTTATCATTATATAATACCCAAAAGAAGTCAAAAGTATGCATTCCATAATAATCGTTTAAGAGAAATTATAAAAACCCAAATCGACCCACTAAAAACCCACTCTTTTTTTCAACTCAAAAGGCTACAAGCAAGTGATAGCACCAATTAAAATAAAAACCCTAAAAACCCACATTTATGTTTTAAAACTCTCTCTCTCTATAGACCTATACACATATACTGTATATATTTAATTTAAAAGAAGTAAAAAAGAAAAGTGGGTTTTGTGGGTTTATTCCTACAGAGTAGTCATAGCCTCATTTAAAATTTTCAATTTTCAAAAAGTAGTGGGTTTTAGGTGGGTTTTTTGTGGGTTTTTATAAATGTAAAAAAAGGAAGTCTTTCGACCTCCAATTAATTATTTGCAAAATTTCATTACTGTCTTACCTTTTATGGTGGAACTGTGAGTATTGAAGCCATGTCTACTTTTCATTGACTTGTTAAATTCACCTTTTTGAAGTTGCTCTAAACCATATCTTATACAGAATTGACCGAATATATCAAAGGCATCTGACATTCCTTCATGATATATATTCTCTCTGCCATGTTCATCAATCCAATCTTGAACAACATCTTCTGATTGTAACCAATCATTTTTCAACCTTGTGCAAGAATCTTCTTTGGTGAATGACTTTGTTTTCAATAGAGTTTTCAAGTTCTGAACTCCAAGATTTATGAAATATTCCATTGCACCATCTGTTGTAAGGGCATCTAATATATTTGGATTATAGTCAACATCTGTATCTTTGATTATTGCATTGAACACTATAACTTCTTGCCTTCTTCTAAATCCGTTTGTATGGTCTTGTGTTATTGGTAAGTTGTTACAAGCAAGAATTAATTTTAAGGAAGGTTTCAATGTGAAAGGTTGACCATATTTTCTATCAACTGTGATTTCACCTTCACCACTCAATGCTTTACAGTTAGCACCATCATTTACTGATATTTTAGTTCCAGTTACATCATCACAAATATTCATTAATACATTTTCCATTTCTGCTAATTTGAAACTATTACTGAATTGTGGCAGAACTACTGTTGAGTAATTGTTATCACCAACCATTTGTTGTAATACTTTTAAATAAGTTGATTTACCATTTGAACCATTATCTTCTTCTTTGTTTGTACTGATTAAGAAGAACATCTTTTGGAGGTTATTATCTCTATAAAGAGTATATCCAAGAAGTTCTAATATTCTTGTTCTTATTTCTGGATTATTACAAGAAATTTTATCTAGAAAAGCGTCACTGTCTTCATCATAAGCATTTGGGTTATAATCATAAGGGATTCTGTTTGGTATAAAGAAACTTGGAGAATAATCCATCATTCCATCTGTTAAAATATCATACACACCATTGTTGAATCCAATATATCTTGCTTGTGCTTTCTTCATCATGTTTCTAGTTTTTCTATATACATAATCTTTAACTTCTTTTAGTTGTGCGTTCATAATTCCGTCTAATAAATCAATTATTATTTCTTCAAATCTTTCATCATCACAAGAATAATCATTGGCATCTTTATCATACAAGTACAATTTACCATCAACTTTTATTGTATTGTAATTATCAATTATATAAGTTCCAAGTTTATTGTGTTTGAATTTACCATTATCATCATAGAATACTTTTTCAAGTTCAACTTCAAATGCTTCATCTCTAGTTATTATATCAATTTCACTTTGTTCTATTGGAATATCGAATACATTTTCATTTATGATTTTATAACATTTTCTTATTTCATCATTGGTTAAACCTTTTTTTAATAAAGCTATTATATATGGAAACAATACTGAATTTCTAGTATCGCAATGCTTTAAGTTGGGATTCTTCTTACTTATTAATCTAAACTCGGCAGGAAGTTTTTCCATTTCATCTACTTTCCTTAACCAAACTCTATCTGTTGGAGTTGTATTTTCTTCTGTTATTGTTCTAAGTCTTACTGTTCTATTATTACCTTCTCCACCTATACCATAATCGGTTTCAAGTCCTATTGTGCAGTAGTAATGAGAATCGCAAACTTTTGTTGTACCATCATCTAAGAAATACAAGTGAACTCCTCTAGTTGTCTGTAATATATTGCATTTATAATTCATCTTTGTTACTAATTTCATTGCAATCTTAACATCTTCTTCGTTGTCAAAATCTACTTGAACTACTCCTTCTTTTAATACTCCAAGATAGTTTCCACTTGTAGGTGGAGTTGACAACCAATCTCTTTTCTTAACTTCCTTATTTGGTATTTGTCCTTTGTTACCATGTGATGCTATGAAACCATTAAATATACTAGGTGCAATTATACTTTCTACTGTATTTATCATAATGAACTCCTCTTTAGCAGTTTATAGATTACTGCCAACTTTATTTTGGTTGCTCGATTTAATATTTCCCATTAATCCATTTTTATATTTCACTATTTAATACAAACACCCATTCTTTTGTTACTTTGTATTACTTCAAAATCTTTACACCATTTGTGTATACTTGGTGAGGTATCTCTGAATATAAAGTGACTACATAGAAATTCCCCTAACGCCATACTGTTTTCCCAATCCTCTTGTTCTACAAATATCAACATATCTTGTATACCAGACATTGCAAGAACCCTCCCACCTAAATTCTTAATATTATCTATCGCTTCTTGTTTGGATACTTTTTTTGATTTACTGTCCATTATTATTTTGTTTAATCTCTTTATTTCAATATTTGATTCCTTAATTATGGTAACTGTACATTCCACCATTTCATCACGCATTTCCCTTGTTATTAATTTGTTCATCATAATTAACACTCTCCTTTTTTAATTTCTTCTAATTCAAAATCTTCCATATATGGATTGTTTTCGTTATATTCTTCTTCTACCAATATTACATTGTCATTTAAACCTTCAATGGCAATTTCTTGTGCAATGTGAAACACATAATAACCTAACATAGCTAATAAATAACAATCAGTTTCTCCTATCTCTTTGCTTAGATGTTCAACCCACCATTCATTTTTGCTATCACCATATTGGTCAGTAATAAAGGAGATATCTCGACTAAAATCTTTAATTAACATTTCACTTCCATATTGACCACCATATACAACTAATCTCCCATCACATTCATAAGTCCAATCTTGTATTATTCTCGCTGCACACTTTCTATAATCTACACTACTCATTGTTAAATCATTATCTGTATACTTCATTATTTTGTACCTCCTTTGTTTTCTTTTTCCATTACTCTTGCATCTTCTATAATTGATTGTGAATTTTCGTTCATCCTATTTGTTAATTCTAATAATCTGTCTATGTCCATTTGTGTTATATCTGTTCTAATACTTGCTTTAATTGATTCTAATAGTTTTCTCATATTATTCTACCTCCATGAAACTAGTATCGAATCCAAATTCTTCTAATGTTGGTTTAACTGGTATTCTTAAGATTGCACAAGCCTTGAATAACATAATTATATTTGCCTTATATCTTCCAGTTTCTACCTTGTACAACATATCGCGAGTGTAACCAATCCTTCTTGCCATTGCCTTTGTTGTGATACCTTGTTCTTCTCTCTCTGTTTGCATTATTGATTTTTTCATTAATAAACACTCTCCTCTAAATTTAGTTTGTTCTTATTTACTTTCTTACTGTATGTTTCCCTTTTTTGTAATGGATTATGCCTAGGTCATTAATTATTTAATTCTTTTTTAAGAACTTATTATACTAACCTCATCTAACTACATACTGTCCATTACAACTGGATATTATGCATAGGTAATAAAAAACTTTTAATTCTTTTCATATGCTAAATTTCTATTGGAAATGGTAATATATTATGATTTTTAAGATTAGAAGGGTAAGTTTATAGCACCCAACTTTGGGTGTTGGAAAATGGCTACACACTAGTAATACACTCATACCTCTCTAAAAAAACTTACCCTCTTGTTTAAAAAAACAGGGTAACTTTATTTTCATTAATTCAAAATAGTTTGTAGCAAAATCATTCATACCATGCAAAATTATCATTCATATATTAACCCTTGACAAAATCATAAATGAGTACTATAATGGTAAGTATATATTAGAGGGATAAATAAGGAGGTATTAATTATGGAGAACAAGAAAGAAACCTTTAGAAGGAAAAACAAGCAAATTAAATTCTATCTCACAGAAGATATACAATCTCAATTGAGAATATATTTAAAGACTAATGATAAGAGTTTACAAGAATTAATGGAAACATTTGTTGAATTGATAATATCAAGCTCGGATTATTAAAATTAAAAAGGGGGAATTAATAATGAAAAAAGTAATATTAAGTTTAGTAGTAATTACGGCAATAGGAATGAGTGGGTGTACAAAGCAACCGAAAGTAGAAGTTGTTCCTACAACAAAGGTAGCAGTTACACAGGAGGTTAAAAAAGTTGAAAAGGCTAGAATGATGGATATAGCAGAAATAGGTAAAGGAACTATAAGTATTAGTACACCAAGTGGAAGTAGTGATGAAGGTAATATACCAATACTAATGACAAGTGAAAATGATATAATTACTCAGATTGGATATAATGGAACAGAAGTTGATGGTAGTAAAATATCTTATTTATATGTAGATGGAAAACTAAAATCAAAAGAACAAATATCAGAAAGATGTCAAGGTTCCATTGATTTACAAGATAGTGATTTAAAAGTAGGTAATCATATTATAGAATTTATACAATATGATACAGACAAAGAAGACGGAAAAGTTATTATGTATAAAATATCAAAGTATGAATCTAAAACTATATAATATCTTGTTTATATTGGAGGACTAGGAGACTAGTTCTTTTTTATGTATTTTTATAAATCGAGACTAGTGATACCAACGGTTTCAGAGTCTTGACATTTATAATATTGTACGTGTTGAACAGTTTAAAGTTTTAGGTGTGATAACACTATCATTTATTACAGTGCCTTAGAATGGACGTGAGGTGTTAAAATGTAAAAAAAGAAGCCACCATTTAAGGTGGACAACTTTACAATACTCTTCTTACTCCGTATCTTTTGTTACATTTTCTTGATATTCTTGTTGTTCTTTTTTAATTATTTCACTTGTTTCATCATCAATTATTTGTTTTATTTCTATTAGAATAAGTCTTAGTATGCTTGCTGGGAGTTTTGCACTCACCATTTCCTTTAAAATACTTGCTTTT